AAAGATCCCAACCACGACGTAAGCCACCGCGGGTGCGGCGACGTAGCCACTTGCGGCCGCGGAACCGATTGTCTCCATGACGGGGACTTCAAGCTTTGCGGTCAACTTGTAGTCGCCACTCTTCAAGCGGTCCCAGGTGACGGTCAGACGAGTCTGACCATCAATGGGAACGCCGGCCGCATTCGAACGCCAGACAAGATTTTTGTCGGCGTTCGAAATGGGCAGAAGAGTAACAGAGCTACCAGTATCGTCAGTAAGAACGACGTTGTTCATATCAGCCATGGTGTAAAAAGACTCCATGTAACCCTCCGCGGTGATAAGCCGCGTCTTAGGGTACCCGAGTACGGGCGTGTTGAAGGCTAGTCGCAGATTACTAATGTGACTAGAGTCGAAACACACTGACGGAAAGAGCCAACGCGTCGGTAACCCTTTTATAAAAGGGCACTGTCTCGTTAGTCTCAATATCCCTCTTGGTAAACGTTTCCCGCAACGACTTAAAATTCGGTGTGGGTACGTCCAGCTTCTGGGAAACACTCCTATTTACGGTAAGAAACAAGCCGTAAGGATGAGTGCCGTCAAGCTGATTTGGAGGCGGGTAGCCAGTGATGGTTCCCCACTTCTTCGTCATGACAGAAGTTACGTAAGTAGCCTCCAAACTGTGAGCAACGTCCAAAGCCTCAAGATAGCTCCCAACCGGGAGTATCCAATCAGCAACGAACGAAAGGGGTAGCAACTCCCAAGCGACGAGTGCAGGGTCGATGATCGATGGAGTCATTGCGGACGTAGTATTCCGCCGAATGACAGCTTTCAATCTCTGCTTAGACCAGGCGCCACCTTCGACGGTGTAGCCTGCATCTGAGTAGATTCGCCCGCGCTTCGTCATACCGACAGTATAGACTGCCCTTTCTTCGTTGTATAACGAAGCAAAGGCCTCGGCTCCAGCCTTGATATCACTCAAGAGTGGGACCCAGCCATACTGCAGTTCGAGCCAATTTGAACTCAGTGTTTTTCGGCTGCTAACACCCCTAACCTTGGCAAGTTTAAGGGCGTCAAAAGCTTTCGCGAAATTGCCACGTCTGACATTTATCAGCGCGGAACTAATTCGCGTTGCAGCATTTAGCACCATGTCGAGGGATTCTTTTCCCTCACCGAGTGTAACGAGGGGGTTAAAATTGTGCCCCCTCACCTTCGAACCGAGCTTAACGGCGAGTGAACTCGTATCGTTATCAGAGAACGAAGGTAGCTCCCATGATGCTAAATTGTCAACACAGGTCTTCCAAAAGTCGCTTTCATCCCATCGCCACCTACTAATACGGTAGTCAATGGATGTTAGGCTCATTTGGTAAGCATTCTCTCTACGGTGTTTACCAGGATCATCTTCTCCACTCCACGATTTCGAAAAGTAGTGGCCAGCGAGCTGCGTTCCGCAGCTGGTGGTCACAGGCTTACGATTATCGATGGTAACGGATCCGGTGGTCATAGGTACCTCGAAAGAATGTCAGCTAGCAGATGCTAGTTAAAGGTAAGCTGCTTTGCTATGCAGCTTACGCGATGCGGTTAAACTCATTTCTGAGTTCGCATCAGAACACCAGGTCCGGTAAGGAC